CCCTTTTTTAAACTTCCTGGGACTTACCAGGTGAAAGAAATTTCTTTTTAATCCCTTGTATACTTTTTTAGAAGTAAACAGATGACTGACCGGGTAGGAACGCTGTTCCAAGACCCTGCAGGATGATGACGTGATAGTAGAGATTAGCACCAAAGATGTTATCAACAACACCGTAGCGGGTCAATAGACCAACACGGGGGCTGAAATCATTGGGGCCAATTGTTCTCTGTACCATGACAGGAATGTAGGGGCAATAGATAATACCAGTGTCATAGAATTCTGGTCCCTTGTAACCCAAGAGAGCATATTCAAGACGTGTGGTACGATACTGAGAGGCACCAAATGTACCAGTGCCACTATAATTGCCACCCTGACCGAGCTCAAACTGAGCTTCGGTGCGCGTGTCACGGTAAACATTGAACCTACCAGCCAAAGAACCTACCTTAGCAACACCGACGGGCTGTGTATTGACATTACCCTGTACTGGTACCCACTGGAATTCAGGGAGCATTTCGAGGATAGCGCAAACGCGTGGGGTTGCAACAATGAAGTTAGCAGAACCACGGCGGTTACGAACTGCAATACGATTAGCTTCGACGATGAGCCTCTGGTAGAAGTCACGATTACGTTCAACGAGCCAACGGCCGTCGGCTGAAGCAGGGGACCAAACAGAGAAACCGCGGCCAAAGCCACCGTTTAGAGCTGTCTGAATCATTCTGATGATCATTTCACGATCGATTTCGGCCTGTAGCTCATAAGACATAGCGTTTGTGAGCTCAGTGTCGATATCAATACCGTTCATGTTCTTCAGATCCTGCTCGAGTTCAACTGACCAGCGAGCAGCAAGTCTACGTGTACCGGCTTCAACGGCGGTCTTCTCAAAGCTGACTACGATCTGAGGGATCTTGCTTGTTAACTCGAAATTAGCGAGCAACTGAGCAACACCCTTATCCTGATCAACCATTGGGAAGTATGTACCACCTGTGTCACCAGAGAGAGCGGCGGATGAGGTACCAGTGAATCTGGTGTCCAGATACTGATAGCCTAGTTCATCGCCGTCTGCTGCGGCCTGAGGATTACTGAGATTGGATGTAGCAGAGGCATCCAGGTTGCCAGTTGTGTTGTAACCTAGTGCATCGCTCTCATACTTGTAGCGGAGGGCGAAGGCTAGACCAACTGGGCCTGACATGGGCTGTACACCAACGATCTCGTTAGTAATCAACTCAGGGAAGGTACGTCTGATCATCGGAATGAGGATCTTAGGAAGACGGTAATCACCAGGGGCATAAGCACTATCATTCTGTGAAGGGAACTGATTGCCATAAGCACCGTCATTAACGGAGCCATTGGAAAATACAGAACCTGTTCCACCGGACTGATTGGAAGCTTCAAAACACCACTTCTCTTGGTTTTCCAAGAGGATGGCAGTGTTTAGGCGTGTGTGATCGTCTTCGATTGCCTTGACATTGGCAGAAGTGTAATCCAGAACTGGACCCCACTTTTCAACCAATAGCTTGGCGCGATCTTCACTGATGTAAGACTGTGAAGGACGAATATTTGCCATAATTATTTTTTCTCCAAAAGAGAATTTGTCGACCTAGAATTTATTCTGTTCAGGGGTTATACCCTCAAGAAAAAGAAATTAGTATTTGCTAAGCTCTGACATGTAGTTCTTAAAAGCAGGTTCAGTTGCTTGTTCTTCTACTTGTGCAGATTCTGTTACAACAGGTCTGTCCATCTTAACTGCTATTGTTTCTTTCTTAGCTTCTTCCTTAAGACCTGTCAATCTTTCTTCTTCTGTTTTTTCGTAAAGCCCCAAAGTGTATTTAAAGTTTTCATTTATGAACTGAGCTGATTTTCCAGACAACATTTTTCTCATGTAATCTTTCTTTTCAGTTTCTAGATCTTGAACATTTTTTTCAAGAGCTAGTTCAGCTTTAACTTTATTGAGCTCAGCTGTGAGCTCCTCAACTTTAGTGTTTGAGGCTTCAAGCTGCTTGGCAGCTTCATCTATTTTGTTTTTACCATCAACAACAGCTTCTTTAATGCTTTCTTTAGCTAGAGCCATGTCAACAGCAAGAGCTTCTCTGATATTGTTAAGCAAATTAAGAGCTTTTTTGTTCTTAACTGCATCAGCAACTTCAGCCAGAGGAAGTTTTTCATCTAAATAAGC